GCATCAGAAAGTTTTGTCATTATAGATACTAATGACTTTGATTTAAACTGGTGTGCTTCATCTCCAACGACCACATTAAATCTTGAGAAATATTGTCGGGGAAGTTTGTAGATGGACTGCCAGGTTGTAATGATCACCTGAGAATCCGTTTCTCTTTCTTTTCCCGCATAGATCTTGTGGCAGTATGAACCCACGTCCCACCCATAATCTGCAAAGTCTTTATACATCTGCTCTACAAGGGATGTCGTCGGAACGACTATCAGAATATTTTGTCCTTTCTCAACGTAATATCTCACAATCGAGTATATCATCAACGACTTTCCAGAAGCAGTTGGAGATATCAACAACTTTCGATTATGTTTTAAAGCGTCGTATACTCCCTCAACTTGGTATTCGCGGGGAGCATACTTGCAAATAGAAGTCATATAGTCTTTAACTCCTTCTTTTGAAATCATATCATTGACTTCAAATGGGAGACCATAATATTTGTTATTTCTAAACTCATAAGTGTAGTTGTGTTGTTCACAAAATCTTATGAGTTTATCTAATAAACCAACGTATATTTCTTGCGTATTGACATTAAACAGATAAATGAATCCATCCCACCACTTATTTTTATAAGCGGGAGCAAACTTGGCATTCGGAACTTCAAATTGAAATGCGTCTCTTAATTCATAGTAGACGTGTGGTTCTGCTTCAACCTGAAGATATACCTCATTCTTTTTTGAGATAATCAAATGTGACATTCATAACATATCAGTTATGAATATTTATTTCGATTAATTAAACCCTGCCTGGAATCTGTGCCATTCCACTGCGTTCTTGATTTGAAATGTTCTATTTGATATGCACTTAATTACTTCTTCAAGAAACTTAAGCATAATGTCATAATATCGAATCTTGAGATCAATTTTATTCAACCTCTCATCGGCATCCAGGTGCCTCTGTAGTGCTTCTTTATCTCTGACTTTATATGGGAAAGGATCTTCCTCATAGACCTCTGCTGGTGCCTTTCCCGTGTAGTAGTTGTATCTCTCAAGTCTCACCTTACTATAGGTCTCTCTTGCCTTTTCTCTAAGTAGGGTAATTGTATTGTAGATGGTATAATACTTTGCGTGAAGTTGAGGAATTTTTAAAGATTCATCATGTAAGTTATCAGGGTCGATAACAGAATCTCTCTGCCACATCTCCTGGATTTCATCAAGATTCATAAGGGAGTTCTACCGTCAGAGGAAAGGATATTATACACAGTATACTTGAAAGACGCCTGTGCTGTAAAGTATTGAATATCTGTGGCAGTTGAATTAAATTCTAACGATGATAAAGAAACTGGAAATAAGTCTTTAAATTTTACAATAGCACTCGTATTGTAATTGCTGTTAAGAATATATAAACTTCCATCACTGAATGCTTCCTTTGAATCTCTTAAATTATCCTCATTTGTGGTTAAATTTTTATATTGCTCTGCTGTTTCTGGAAATCCAAGTCCTGTAATCCAATTGTGAATCGCCATATAATTTTGCAATTTTTCATCAATTAAAAATGTTATTGTAAAATCTTCATATGTAATTTTATCGCCAGGAACATCAATATCTTTCAAATAGTTTGATTGCAATTCAGTTCCTAATGTAATTTGTGGAATTTGTGCATTATTACAAAAAAACGCTACCTTTGGTTCTTTTGACAACGTGAATTTAAATCCAACTGGAGATAAAAAATTCCTGTTTTGGATTTGATTTGCAAATGCGTTCGTAGTCGCCATTATTTTTATTTTTATTTAGATAAAAAAAGACCCCCTTGCGGGGGTCTGATGGATATGTGAATCGAAATCACATAAGATTTGAAACCTTAACTCTTCTGTAGTATACGTTAGAGTTGGTAGCAATGTTACCACTTGTTGCATCTGGAGCAGTAGCTCCCTTAGCAAATGGATTGTTAACGACTCCATAACGAGTCTTAAATCCGATTTTTGGTTGGAAGGTTTGCTCACCAACAGCACGTACCATCTGGAGAGGTACGTATGGGCAGTAGAAGAGACCTGCATCGTAAGGCGAGGTGCCCTTATAACCGACAACGTAGAACTGGTTAGCAGCAACGTTTGCCGAATATGGGTCAATATAGACTCTGTACTTACCTTGAAGGACACCAGCAAAGGTGTTGCCAGTATCATCAACGTTCAGATTAGCGTTAAGTGCAGGGGTGTAATCGAGAACACCAGCCATGGTTAGTGCTGAAGCAACGTCTGCCGAGCACAGGATAGTGTTACCCTTTCCTCTACGAGTTTGCTGTGCAATTGCGTTTGCATCGCGCTCGATTTGGAAGATGAGACCCTTGAACTTCTCAACCGACCAACGACCGTTAGAGTCAACATCAAGGTCAAAAGTACCTTGGGTTGCAGTGTTAACCTGAGCACCAGGAACAGCAATCTTATAGATGGTACGGATGATTTCTCTGTTGATTTCAGCGAGGATCTCAGTGCTGAGGATGTTTGCAAGCTCAGCTTCTGCATTCAGACCGTGAATTGCCTTCAGGTCTTGTGCAAGTTCGAGTGAGTACTCAGCTTTCAGAGCACGTGACTTAGCAGTAACGGTGAGCTTCTCGATTGAGAAAGCCATCTCGTTAAAGTAGTTGGTATTGCCGTCGCCAAGTGCTTCAGCATTACCAGTGGTCATTGCTTCACCAACGTTATACTGGTTAGCACCAGCAGCAGCGTTAGTTGATTGATCAGTTGGGCTGAGAAGTGCTGGGTTGCGGTTGCTATCTTGAGTTGTAGTACCTAAACCAACAGCTCCATCGATGAATCCTGCATTGAGGTTACGGGAGTTATTCTGACCAGAGAATGCAGAATCAGCTTCGTTGTAGAATGCTTCAGTTCCAGATTGATTCTGATAACGTGAACGCATTGCGAAGATGAGTCCAGTAGGACCATTCATTGGTTGAACACCGCACAGATCATAAGCGATCAGGTTGGGCATTGAACGTCTGATCAGTGAGATCAGAACTGGATCGAAACCAGCAACAGGTGAACCTGTAGTATTTGATGCGCTACCACCAAAACCGCCGGTACCGGCAGAGTTGGTTGGGGATGCTTCGTAAAGGAATGAACGCTCTTCACGAAGTTCTCTTTCTTGGTTTTCGAGCAGGATAGCGGTTACCGATCTACGATGTGAATCTTTGATTGGATCCATTCCTTGATAATCAAGGATTGGTGCCCACTTCTCCTGCAGATATTCGGAGTTGTACATCTGCATTGGGAATTACCTCTTTAAAAAGTTTTGTTTGACTATATTATATAAAAATCACTTTTTAGCGACTCTACTGAGAGTTTGAAGATATGCTTCCATGACAGGGGAAACTGAAGTTAATTCAGATCCATCATGCGACACTTCTTCAGATAGGTTCTCAGAGAAATCTCTTTGAGTACCAGTATTTGTTGGGAAATATGATTCCCTCAGAGTTACCAGTTTCTCACGATAGTTTGCTTCACTATCAAACTCAACATTTTCGGCAAGAGAAGCGAGTTTGTCTTTCTGAGAAAGTGCAAGACCTTCAGCGACATCTGCAAAAATTACATCAGCAACTGACTCTGCTAATCTTCTATTGAGAGCAACGTTTCTTTCGATTTGCTCGTTGAGTTTTTCTTCCATTTCATCAAGTTTATCTACCATACTCTCGATAACATCATATCTATCTTCAGGGATTGAAACATAATGATCTTCAAAAAGACTCTTCATTCCTTGAAGGAATGATTCGGTCATTTCAGTCTTAAGACCGTGCTCGATAGCGAGTGCATTTTCTTGAATCCACTCGTCGGCAACGTACTCAAGATAAGTATCTACACGCTCAGTTAATTCTTCTTTGATAAACTGAACTTCTTCAATAAGTGCATTTTCATAAGTTTGCTGAAGTTCTTCTTTAATTTCAGAAACTTTTGAACGAATAGCAGCTTCGAAGATGGTGCGGGCTTTCTCTTGGAATTCCTCAGAAAGCTCTTCACCAGCAAGGAGAGCGTTGACATCTTCTTCGATGTCAAACTCTTCTTCCATTTTCTTCTTACCTTTTTTCTTACCACCTTCTTCTTCTTCCTCCTCTTCTTCTTCCTCTTCTTCTTCCTCTTCTTCGTGCTTCTTGCCTTTCTTGCCTTCAGCAACTACCTCTTCATCTTCGTCGAGTTCTTCTTCATCGACAAGATCCTCATCCTCTTCAGTTTCTTCTGCAGCCATGGTTTTCATGGGTTCAGCAGCAGCTGCTTTAGCATTAACTACATTTCTTACCTGAGCAAGAGTTGATCCAGGTGTTTTAAGTGCAGCGGAATCGTCATCTGGACGATAATTTTCTGGAGTAGGACCACCTAAATCTTCCCAAGCGCCAGTTTGACCTGGAGTAATGGCTCCAGTTCCAGTTTGCATTGGTTCGGCAGGTGCAGCCCCTTTGGTTACTACGTTTTCCATTTCTTGTAAATTTCTACCAACGGACATTTGTTTAGATATTTGGATATAATCTATATTTATTTATAAATTATAGATTTGAAAGAAAATCGTTGAAAAGATTGAGTTTATGCTCTTCAAGTTTTCTTTGATCAACGAGAGTATTAATTCTTCTTTGAGTCTGTTCGGCAAGTTTTTCACGAAGAATTCCACCTTCCCAAACCCACTCTTTTCCTTCCATAATTCCTTGCACAAAAGCATCAGGTGCAGAAGGATCGGCAACAATGTCAGCAGCAGTCGCAAGCATGAAATCTTCACCAACAATTTTATGACCTTCATTGGTCATCTTTAGTGAACCAACACCACGAGAAGAAACACCAAGACAAACTCCCTCACCAATAAGAGATTTTGCAATCTTACCCATTGGCGTTTCAAGAAGTTGTGCCTTACCTCTAAAATTTGATCCTTCACAAGTAAGAGAAACAATCTTGTGAGAAACACGATCAAGATTTACAGTTGGACCATCAGGATGTCCAAGTTCTCCAAGAGCACGACCTTTATTGACAAATGCTTCCGTGTATCTTTTCACCTCTCTGGAAAGAGTTTCCATAGGATACATTCTTCCGTTACGGTTACAAATGTCACCCTGAAGGAAAATACCTTCAATAAACATTTTTTTATCAGCACCTTTTCCTTCGGTGATGAATTTTACTTGTGATACTTCTTCTGTGATGAGTTTCATTTTTATTCGGAAACTAGTTGAACTATTTCGGTAATACTAATATTTGTCGTTGCTCCATCTGCAAGTGCCGCAACTTTTACACTTCTTGATAGGGTCGCATCAGTAACAGTAATTACTCCAACAACTGATGAGGTATTTGCTGAGATTGTAACACTAGATTCAGTTAAATTTGTAATCAATTGATGGACAGTATTAATTCCAGCTGGTTGAGCATTTTCAATTGTTACATAGTCCCCAATCAAAAATGGATTTCCTGCATTTTCTGGAAGACTGATTACTGTGCTTGTTCCAGTTGTAATCCCAGATATTCTTTGTCTAGCTATTCTCTCTTTTAAAACTTCATTAGCATATGGGGAAATATAAAAAGAGTTCGTTGTTACTGTGGGATTACCTCCAGTTTCAACATAAACTGCGGTTAATCCAGCAGCAACTCTGATATAACCACTCTTTAAAGCAATTGGATTACTTGTTGCAGCAACAGAAACTGTTGGAGAAATTCTATTTACATTTTGGACAACTTTAATTGCCATTATTCTTCATCTCCTATTTGATCGGCATCACCGAACATCATCGCTGCAATTTCTGGACGAGCAGAATCTACTCTTTCAGAAGCTTTAGCATATAGTAATTCTTTAATTTTGGTGGAAACATCTGAAGGTGCTCCATCAGTTGCAATCAAATCGATAAGTTCTTCCATAAAATTTAGTTTATAATTATAAGATTATTTATATCTTCCCACCTTTGGGTTCTGGTATTTCTACTGCTGTAGCATTTACAGTTGGTTCAAGTGGAACTTCTCCACTAACACCTTGTTCTATTCCTTGTGCTTGATCTTGAGGAATGGGATTACCCATTTCATCAACAGGAGCATTTGGATCTGGTAAAATGCCCTTAGCAATTTCATCTTCAATTTGAAGATCAATCTCAATAATTTCAGAATCTGTTTGACGAAGAATTTTCTTACG